TGTATCGCTATTACCGAGTCTTTTATTGATGATGGTGTGATTCTATGCTGTCGTGAGATTCAAAAATCTATTGCTGACTCACTCTATGCAACCATAGTTAGTGCCATATCAAAATACAAACTTGACCCTTATTTTAAAATACTCAATAACGAAATAACCAACCTAATCACAGGCTCTCGTTTTATTTTCGCTGGTTTAAAGTCAAACATCACGTCTATCAAGTCTATCAATAAATTACGCGTAGTGTTGACGGATGAAGCCGAAAACATCTCAGAGCAATCATGGTCGTACTTACGCCCTACACCGCGCTATGGACAAGTCCGTTTTTATGTCGTGTTTAACCCTCGTTTTGAGTCGGACGCAACATATCAAGAATTTGTCATAAAAAAAGACGAGCGCACTTTACACATCACAATCAATTGGCACGATAACCATTGGTTTCCTGAGTCGCTAAACAACCAACGGCTAAGAGACTTGCGAGGCGATGCAGGGCGTTATAACTGGATATGGGAAGGTAAATTCCTACAAATATCAGATGCGTCAATCTTGGCCAAGAAGTTAAAAGTTCGTGATTTTGAGATCAACAGAAGCATTTAGCACGCCATATATCGGCATAGACTGGGGTTTTAGTGTTGACCCGACAGCCGCCATTGAGTGTTATGTGTTTGATGAATGTTTATATATTAGAAACGCTGCGAGCAGAGTTGGTTTAGAGCTAGATGATACCGCCACCTACTTAATTAACCATATTCCAACAATCATAAAATACACATCAAGAGCTGATAACGCACGACCTGAGACGATAAGCAAAGTTAAAAAAGACATACCGCTAATAAAAGCGTGTAAAAAATGGAAAGGCAGTGTAGAAGATGGTGTGGTATATTTGCAGTCATTTAAGCAAATTATTATACATCCTGACGCTGAGTGTTGCTTTAGTGAGCTATCATCTTATAATTACAAGACAGATAGCAACGGCGACCCGACTACAGTTATAGAAGATTCGAGCAATCATTATGCTGATGCGTTACGATATGCGTTAGAGCCGTTAATTTGTAAAATACCTGATTTAAGAGTACGCAGACTATGACTAAAAAATGGTGGCAGTTTTGGAAAGCCGAGCAAAAAAGCAATGCTTTAGGCGTACTCATTAGACAGTCGAGTACATTCACGTCATATAACTTCGCATCGTTTGTGCAAGAAGCCTATCAACAAAACACAACAGTCTATGCGTGCATACAAGAGTACGTTAAGGCGTGGGCATCATGTCCGATTATCATTAAACGCGGCGAGGACGTTATACAAAACGACTCTATTATAAAACTGTTAAGCAATCCTAATTTTTATCAGTCACAAGATGAGTTTTTTGAGAATGTCGTTATTTATTATTTAGTGGGTGGCGAAGCACCAGTTTATGGCGATGCTGTTATCCCGACAAGACTACCAAAAGAACTGCAAGTGTTACGACCAGATTGGCTTGTACCAACATTAAGCACAACACAAGTCGGCGCAGTTGCAGAATGGAGATATACAGCAAGCGACATCCAAGCGCAATCAATGAGCATTAGTCCTGCTAATTTGATGATGTTTAAAGCGTTCAATCCATTATGCCGTTATCGTGGGTTATCGCCACTTAACCCTGCCGCATTTGCTATCGACCAGTTAAACGAGTACAACCGCACTAATTATTCATTGCTTAAAAACGGTATGCAGCCGAGCGGATCACTGACAACTGAAGGAAACATTGACGAAGATAAATTTGAACGATTAAAAGAGCAGTTTTCGGACACTTATACGGGCAGTGGTAACAATGGCAAGCCGATAATTTTAGAGGGCGGCCTAACTTGGCAGCCATTCGGGTTTAACTTGCGTGATGCTGAGTTTTTGGGTGGTAAAAACTCAAGCAAAAAAGACATATGCGAAGTTTTAGGCGTACCAACACAGCTAATCGGTATTGAAGGCAGCCAAACATACGCAAACTATGAGCAAGCAAGAGCGGCATTTTATGAAGATAGAGCAATACCTTTGCTTAATATGTTTTTATCTGGTTTAAATCGTTGGCTTGGTTTGCGTGCAGGTTTACGGCCTGATGATGTTATTTGTGTAGATAATGATGGCGTGTTAGCGTTAGAGCCAAGACGCACAGACAGAAACAAAATGCTAGACACATTGCAATCAATTACAGTTAATGAAAAACGTACAGCAATGGGATACGAGCCTAAAGATGGCGGTGATGAGTTGCTAGTCAATAGCGGATTAGTACCGATTGAGATGGCAGGGGCAGATATACCACCAATGGGCGGCGGCCTATGAACAAAACAGAGCGCATGAGATACGCAAGGGCTATATTGTTGGCTCAGGACAAGATTGCGCTTGTTTATTTTCGCAAAATCAGAGCCGAGCTAAAAAGAGTTGGTAAAGAGCTAGGCGAATCATACGCGCTTAATCAAACAAGCTTACAATTCCCCGACTTGCAACAAAAGCACAAAGAGCGCGTTATCAAGATACTAAATGACCTTGTTTTTGCTACTGTTAAAGTATTTATGAATGACAAAGTGGGGCAAAAGCGGATGTTTACGCTAGACGTAGCCAACGAAGTTTACGCCTTGCTTGCTGCCAACGTACTCACCACAAGCGCATTAATCAGTCAAAACACAGTGGCCTCCGCAACAGTCGTTATATTAAAACAAATGGAATTAAGCAGAACCAAACCTAAGGCAGCCGAACCTGAAAACATAGCAAAAGCGATTGCAAAAAAGATAGGCGGTGTTAATGCGATAAGCCGAGCCATGACCATCGCACGAACAGAAACACATAAAGCAGCCAATACCACACAATACACTAAAGCTGAGTGGGCAGCACAAGAAAGCGGATTAAAAGTAGAGGTCGAGTGGATTGCAACAAATGACGGGCGCGTGAGAGATAACCACAGGCACGCGGACGGGCAAAAAAGACCAATAGGGCAACCGTTTAATGTGGGTGGTGAAGCCATGAGATACCCAAGCGACCCAAGAGCAAGTGCATCTAATACGATAAATTGTAGGTGCGTCTTGGGTTATGATACGATAGATGAATAACGGACAATAAAAAGCCGCGCATGGGGTGAACGACATAACGCGGCTTGACTGAGTGAACAATCGCTTAAATGTTACCGCATTTTTGGAGCGATTGCAAAATGCAAATTTTATATACAAAAGCCTTGTCATTAGTTGATAGCAATTTTACGGCAAAGGCTGACAATGAGGGTGCATTTTCTGGATACGCTGCCGCGACTGGAAATGTGGATTTAGGCAACGACATTATTATGAAGGGTGCGTTTAATGATTGGCTAAAAACAGCCGATGCAAGCCGCGTTCGTGTGCTATGGAATCACGATTGGGATAGGCCAATCGGTAAAAACATGGCCATGACTGAGGATGAAAAAGGATTATTGGTTGATGGTGAATTGTTGCTTGATATTAAAAAAGCACAAGAAACGCGGACACTGATACAAAATAATGCGATTGATGGATTGAGTATTGGTTATCGTGTTGATGATTTTAGTTATGATAACAATGTAAGAATTATCAAAAAACTATCTGTTTTAGAATACTCTTTTGTGACTTTTGCAATGAATCCCAATGCTATTGTAAATGACATGAAAAGTGCTAAACTAGAAAGCGTAAGAGATATAGAAAACTACCTGCGTGATGCTTGTGGGCTTTCGAGAAACGATGCAAAAACGCTTATTAGCAAAATCAAAAATAGTCGAGATGACGATTCAAGATTAAGCAATTTAGCTACATCACTATTGAAACTTAACGAGACATTACGAGGTAAATAACCATGTCTACAGAGTTAGAAGTCAAAAACTTAATTGATACTGTACAAAAATCGGTATCTGATATGCGCTCCGATTTTGAGCAACAATTACAAGCTGTTAAAGCTAACAAAGGCACAGCTGAAATTGAGTCTAAAATCAATGCTCAGACTAACGATATTACAGCGTTAGTTAATACCATCACTGAAATGAAAAAAGCGCAACTTGCTAATGCTGAATTAAAGCAAAATGCCGCTGATTTTGTCGAACCTGAAGTCAAAGCCGCATTTAATCACTTAATCCGCAAGGGTGAAGGTGGCTTAGATGCTAAGGCGTTATCTTCTTTAACTAATCCCGATGGCGGATACTTAGTACCACGCGACACAAGCGGTCGTATCGTGATGAAGGTACAAGATTACAGCCCATTGCGTCGTTATGCCTCTGTGCAAATGATTAG